GTGTATTCTTGGAAGAAAGCTTGCAGGAGCAGCGGATTGCCACTGACGGATTGCATTAACGCCATCAGCCGCTGAAATTCACGGCCCCGGCTAATCGTGGCACTCAAGCCAAACACCCGAAATGCGGTGGGACGGCCAATCTCCTGGACCAGCGCGGCATTGCCGAGCATCCGCATCCCGGCATACGCTTCTTCGCCCAAGGCGGATACCGCCACACTCATATCGAGTTCATCAAAATGCTGGAGGGTAGTCAGCCACGATTTCGTCAGGAGTGGGACCATCAGTTGTTGTTCAATGTCCCGCACCAGCCCATCAAAGAACGACGCACTTTGTTGCGAGGCTTCCATGATTTCCGTGGCTTTGACCTGCTTGGCTGGCAAGAGGCCGAGTTTAATGTCATTGACGAGGGTCGCCGACTGGAATTGCCGATCCACCAAATTCAGCATAGACGGGGCTTCCGGCGGGATATTCCCTGTCGTCACTTGCTCGACGGCTTTGGCGTTGGCTGGTGTTTCCGCTTTCACCGCGAGGGTGGCCCCTTGCGGAATCCCCGCACTCACTTGCGAGGGATTTTCCAACCAATCGGGGCGGAGTTGTCGCACTCCCCACACACTCGCCATGCCCCCATCGAGCATGAGGTTAAAAAGTTCATTCGCGGCATAATTCAGTTGCGTCGCCTGATCGAGCAGCGCTTTGTGCCAGACACTAAACGGCACACGCACTAACGGGGCCGCCACAAACGGCGATTGCCCATGCCAGAACGGATTGGGTTCCGGCTCCCGAATAATCCAGCGATCATTGGCTATCGTACAGACAATATTCGACTCCGCAACCCGGCCATCCGATCCCAGCAGCGTTCCCCAGTATTCTTCCAAGACCACGCGTTTCCGCCAATCCGGCGAGGTGGTTTGGGACTGGTTCTTCATCGCTATCGTCCGTTGTTCTTCTTCTTTCAAGGAAAAGTCCTGTTCAATCTTCGACACGACCCCTTTGTCATACACCCCTTGCTCGGCGAGGGCGACCACTTCATGCAGGTCGCGCTCCACACGATGAATTTCATACAACCCGCGTCCTGTCGGATCAGGGAAGTAGTCATCAGGGTTAATCAAGTCAATTTGCAGCGTCCAGAAAGGGGGCATCTCGGCGGTCCCCTCCAGCGTTTCCGGCGTCATCGTCCGGCCATGCACTTTCAAGATCAGGAGCGATCCCCACAAGGCCGTCTTCACGGCATCGCCCATCAAGGTGGCCAGGTCGGATTGCCCGGCATCCACCAGCGGACGACTGTCCAAGACGCCCTGGAGCAGCCGCACGGCCTGTTCAGGCCGAATCACACTGGCCGCCCGGCCTTGGCACTCCACACTAAACCAGTTTTGATGATCGACGAGCGACTTTTTAATAAACGCCGCAATCTGTTCCGTCGCCATCGACACCATCGGCAAAAACTCCCGGCTTTGCCCCGGCTGTTTATGTCCCCAGTCCTGCTTCCCTAAGAAGGCGTCGTTGTTCTGTTTCGATAGCTGCCGCCGTTCCCGCTTCGCTTCTTCGGCTTCATGCCGCGCTTCGCGGATGGCGTTCAGAATGGTTAAGGATTCATCCGGGGTAATCGGATGATCCTCACCTTTGCGTGGTCGTTGTCGTGCCATACCGTTCCTTTATCTCGCTCCAGAGGTTCTGTCCGTCTGTGACCCTATAATGCTTTCCGTGAATGTGCAAACAGTATTTTGACAAAAAATTATTTCATGGAGCCGTCCTCCTCCGCTTGCACGTCACGCAGGAGTCGCTTCAAATAAAAGTGTGCTTTTTGTAAGTCCTGTACGGGCTGGCCTTTGTACCGATACCGCGTGACATACTTCACCACTTGTCCGGCACAATAATTCAGTTGCTGATCGAGAATATAGTCCAAACATTCAATCTGTCCCGTCGTGTAATGCGGCGGATGATTAACGACATCTCCCGTACCGCCCTGTTGCCGTGTCCGCATCCGTCGCACCTTCGCCCGTTTCTGACACGCGGATGAGCAATATTTCATGTCGCGGCGATGCGCGGTAAACGCGACCCCGCAGCCGCCTTCGTCCACCATACATTCTCGCAAGAACCCCCCGGTCATGCCTTCTCCTGTCCCCAGCGATACCCCGGAGCCGGAACCGACGTCGCTGGCGCCACCACAGGCCGTGCCACGCATTGGACACAGACACCGAGCCGACGCTGGCCGCCAGCGCGGAGCGTCACCCCGCAGCCCCGACAGAGGGGCGGGTCGTTATCGCGTAAAGCCATAGCCGGGTGACTCCACCGTCATCGGGGTTCGGGCTAACGTGCGATGTGCCACCACAGGTTCATCCGTCGTCACCCAATAACCCACGGCATCGCTGACGTGGGTGCGCCGAAAGTAGGCGTCTTTCCGATTCGTCGTTTTCTTAATGCCGCCCCGCACATCCCGCAGCACTTGTTCAAGGTCGGCAATCAATTCCACGCAGCGCGGATCAATTTCGACATTGGTCACGCCTTCGGTATTCCGCATGGCTTGATTCATCGCATTGATGCGATCCGTCACTAACGGGTTGCGATCCGGCACTTTCAACCGCACGGGTGCGGGATACGTCCGCATGGCATTGAGAATCAGTTGATAGTCGCTTTGGGCCGTCTGCGCGGTGCGATGCTTGCCTGTGGCATCGCCATACACCCACACTTCCGAGCCATGTGTCGGATACTGGCTCCGCACATATTCCACCATCTCCATCACATTGCCTTCTTCCAAGACAAATTCCTGATGCACCCGAAAGACCGACCCGTCACGCTGCCCGATGACACTGACCATCGGTTCCACATTGAAGTCCCAGCACCAGCACAAGGGCCGACGAAAGGTAATCTCCGGCTGTTTCTTGATATGCACGGCACGGGTAAACGCCGGATAGGCTCTGGCGCCGGAGAGACCGGGGAGCAGTTCGCCGCCCAACCGAATGCGTCGCGCCGTACTGCCTTCGGGATAAATACTTTCCAACCGGGTAATTTCCGCCGGGTCGAGATGCGGGTTGTCATAAATACTGGCGGTAAAAATTCGGGCATGGCCGCGCTGTTCCTGCCACGGCTTCACGAGGTCTTCAAACAACCACGAGACGCCCCCCACTTGGCCTTCCGGCGGCAGGAGCGTACACGTCCCGAAAATACGGAGTCGAATGCCAGCCCCCACCCGAATGACACACTCATGGTAAATATCGCGGGGTGGCTCCTCGTCAAAATGTATCCAGTCTTTTTCCGCCCCTTGAAACTTCAACCGCCCGGAATCGGCACTCTTGAAGCCGATAATCGAGCCATTCTTCAGGCGGAGAATTTGGTCAGTCTGTCGCCATTCAGCAATTTCCCGCTGCGGAATGAAGGGCGGATGCGACACAGGCGGACTAATCCCACTCTCGAAATACTTCCCTTGAATGATGTCCCGCGAACTCGGATAGTCTAAGGACACCACCCACCCGGAGGTGGGACGAAACGGTTGACCGGGAACGCCGTGCCGAGCCAGTTGCGCCCCGCAATACGCACCCGCATCACTCTTCCCAGCCCGGTTGGCCGCAATGAGCCAGTTTTCCCACGACTCCGTACTCAACACCGCATCCAAAAACGGCTGTTGACGCGGCGTCGGCTGCCATTGCAGTAACGGATCGCTGGCGGCCCGTTTCACCCGTTCTTCCAACAGGAGTAAATGATCTTCTAATGCTTGACGTGTCGGCATCAGCCTCCTATTTCTTCTTGTTCTTCTTCTTCTTCTTACTCTTCTTGGTCTTTTTCGCGGGGTCGCCTACCCGTGTGGCCCCCGTATACGAATACGTTTGTCCTCCGACGTTTGGCATCTGTCACCTCCCTTCATTCACGAAAGAGATACGGACGAAACCGTTCCAAGTCCGCTTTTTGTTCGTCTGTCATCGTCGCAATCCATTCATGCGCGTTCGCATCGCCGTGAAAAAACGCCCGGAGGTACGCATCCATCCGACTGTCATTTTCCCAGTTATCGCGGACTCTCCTCTCGGCTTCGGGAGGCGGGACACCCTGTGCGATATACTCGTCAATGAAGCGCCGCTGCAATTCCCGCATCGGCGGAAACTGCGGCGGGTGGCCGCGTGTCCACACGCCCTCATCCATTCTTCGCTGCCCTGGTGTCCGACTGTCCCAAAAGCGTTGCCGGAGGGCCATCCAGCGCGGGTCTTTGATCGCGGTCAGGGCATGGAGCGATTCGCCTTTCAATAGTTGCCGTAAGCCTTGTGCGGTGTTCCCCGTCATGCCCTGCAACCGGGGCAAATCGTAAATGCCAATCATGTGCCGATCACGATACGGCCAGTCTTCCGGCTTCATGCCTTTGGGGACACGGCCTTTCTGAAAAAACTCCAGTGGCCCTCCGCCTATATTCTTCGGCAGAGAGGTGGCATCCGTCGTGATATGGACCGTCGCCCCCTGCCCGTCACTCGTCTGTAACTGAATCGGGGTCCACACCGCGTCCCGCCTCCCCTTCACTGTGGTCGTCGGGTTCGTCGCCGGACGCTGCCGTTCCTCCTCCTGCTCTGGCTTCTTTTTCCTCGCCATCTGTCTGCGCCTCCGTCGCTTGTCTGGCGACTCGCTGTCGCGCCAAGAG